CTTTTAAGTAATTATAAAATTCTCCTAATTTATTCATACCTGTGTTAAGATAGCCAATTAGTGAAGTTAGCCATCCAGGCGATGATAGTTTTGAAGTAACACTATCCCATGCTTTTCCAACTGAGTCAAATATTGGCGACAATTGGTCTGATAGATAACTTCCAAGAAGTTTTAATAGTCCGATTGCGATTCGCACTACTTCGACAAATTTATTAAAAATACCACCAAAATCAATAAGATTTTCTTTGCTTCCAGTAATTGATTTGTATAGTAAATTAATTACTTCAACAATACCAGTAAAAATGGCAATCCAACCTACAAAGCGCATTCCAATGCTGAATATTGCTTTAAATATGTTGCCTAAAGATAATGTAAGTTGAGAAATTCTTGCTATTATTCCACTCAATCCTGTTAAAGTACCAGCAGTTTTTAAAATTTTACCACGTGACGAATCAAATACGCCAAAAGCAGTACCAATACCAACTAAACTGTTACTGATACTTTTTAAATCTTTAGTGAACACGACACTAAAGCCACGTGCATTTGCACTCAAGCCAGTCATTGCTGATGCAAGACCACTCATTGCGGCTACTGCTAATTGAGGACCTTTAACAAGTGTTAAAAAGGCAATTGCTATACTAGAAACAAGTGAGAATATAGATTTAAGACTAGAAGCAAGACTATTAACATCAGTAGTTAACTTTAATACTGCGTTGGCGGCATCAATAAACACTTTTGCAGGGCCAGGCTCTTGTGATAATGCATCAAAAGCAATAGCAGCCGCTGTTCTAATGTTAGTGAATCCTTCAGCAATTGTTGGAGTTGTTTTTGCAAACTTCTCTTCAATTGAATCAGCAGACTTTAATAGTGCTTCAGTTACAACTTTTGCAGTTAACTTGCCATCTTCTGCAAGTTCACGCATTTTACCAACTGGTACACCTATTGACTTAGCAAGTTCCATCATTGTTGATGGTGATGCCTCGAACACAGCGTTAAATTCTTCACCGCGCAATACGCCTGAACCCATTGCTTGGCTAAATTGTAGAATAGCACTTGCAGATTCTGCCGCAGTTGCACCACCAACCTTCAACGATTTAGTGAAAGATTCTGTTATTTGACCAACTTGATCTTGCGATAGACCCAATTGAGTAGAAGCAACAGTTAGTTTACTGTACAGATCACCTACTGAACTTAAATCACTGCGTGAGCGACCAGCAATGCCTGCAAGAGTACTAAATTTCTGATTGACTTCTTCTTGAGTAGCACTAAACGCACTTAATTTATTGCGAACACTTGTTACGGTGTCTGATAATGACGCAAATCCGGCAGAAATAGCACCTACTGCGACAACTCCTCCTAGTCCTCTAAGAGAATCACCGATCCCCGACACTTGTTTTTGTAACGCACCAAAGCCTTTGCCGCCCGTACCCATGCGTCCAATCTGTGCTTGCAATCTATTAAGAGAACTTGTTGCACTACTTGTATCAATGTCTACTGCATATGTTAAACTGGCCATGTATAATCCTTATTTTTTACGCATTATATTATTAATGCGTTGTGTAATGTAATCTGTAGTTGGTTTAGACATGCCTTCTGGTGCTTTATTGCTTTCGCCTGCATCTAATTCAGTTGCATAAGGGTAATCTGCTACAATTTTATTGCCTTGCAAACGAGTACGTTTACGTGCATTGCCTGATTGAGCAGGAGTAGCGGCTTTAAACACTTCATAGGCTTCTCTAGGCACATTATTTAATTGCTTTTGTATGCGCTGAAGGCTCGGAGTAATAGTATTGCTGACGAGTCTAAATTTAATATTAGCCATTATCTTTACCCTTATTAAACATTTCAAGTAACTGATCAGTAGAATATACTTCTGCTGGTACTTGCCCTTTATTCATAGATTTTTTGTGGTGAAAATTTTCGTAACTCAATGCCGCATCAATAACATACAAATCAAATGTGTCTGCTCTTTTTAAGATTTCGCTTGGTAATAGACCATATCTTTTACCAAGCCCATCGATTTGCATTATTGAGAGCATTTCTCTAGAGTCTACATTTATTTCACCACCTGTTACTTTCCCAACTGTTCTGTAATCTTAGCAATAACTTTCATCAAAATGCCTGTTGGCAAAGTGCTTTCTTTAGTAAGAATTTGTTTGCCTTCTTCGTCAAGAATTAATGTTCTAACGATTTCTACTAATGCACCAACGTCATTTTTTTCACTCAAATTTGCAAGACGAGTGAATACGTCCATTGGTTGGCGATCCCAAGTATAAAAGGTTAGTGCTTCCTTATATTCCTTGATGACTTCCTTATCGTCAATGGATACTTCGATTAATTTTGGTGCTGATGCGAGTTGTGATAATTTCATTTGTTTTTCCTTTAAGTTGTTGTAATGTATTTATTCAGAATCAATTGATTCTAATAGTTGATTAAGCAGTGCAAGACGAAATGTTTGCTTTGCTTTTAGTTGTTTGATTGTGGCCTGCATGTTGTCTAACATGGGCATCATTTTTGCTTCGTCTGCGATTAGACTACGCAATTTTTCTTGATCTGTTTTTAACCAGACGTTTTCTTCGTTCATAATTTGTTCCTTCATTTGTTAAAAAAGGGGAATAGTTTCCTACTCCCCTCTTTATTTCACTTAGTCAGTAAAGATTAAGGGTTTTTGCCAACAGTCATATCACCATCGACAGCAAGTGTCATTGGTGATACCCAAACAGGCGCTTCTGGACTAACAGTTGGTGCAAGTGATGAGATATAACCCACGCCAGTGTAGTAGTATGCGTTTGCTGTTGAGGCATTGCCATTCATTACAATCTTGAATGAAACAGGAACTTTATTAATTGAAAGTCCTGAAATACCTAGCACTGCGGCATTACCTGATGAAGAACCAGGTGTTGTGCCAAAGTATCCTGTTGGATCGATAACGATATTTGTAGAAATTTCGTTATCTGCAGGTGTTGTGATTTTGTTTGTGTCGATAGAACAGAAGTCTGTCCATGCAAAGATACCAGTTGAATTGGTAATCGTAACATCTTGCAAACAAGTAACTGATAACGCGGCGTTAGCAACGTTAGAAGTGTCGGTACTAACCAATAGTGTTGGTTGAGTACCTGTTGTATTTACGGTAAGTCTTGCCATTTTATTTCTCCTTAAGGTTAGTGGCTTATGTATTAAATTCTAGTCGTGTCATCTGAAATGTCCAGTCGTGACGTTCTGCTTGTGTTGGACCATATACCAGATTTTGTTCAAAAGTTACACTAAAGTAACCATTAAACAATGGTATATTGTTAATTTGATCTACTGTTAAGTTAGCAATGATAGCATTAACTTGTATATTGTAAGGATCATCTTGGAAACTAATATAAGTAACTCCAAATTGATCTACAGCATTATAAATGCTACTACAATATGTAACACCCAATTGATTGACTGACCTGCTTACAGTGTGTACATCACTGACGTAAACGCCATAACGTACAACATCTGCTACACTTGGAAAGTCATCATAGATTGGAATATTCCATTCATTAGGAATAGTTAATCTCAATGCGTCGATAATCTCACTGGTTGTAATGAGAGGAGCATTCAATGGAACATAAGTTGTTACCATTAGAAATATCTCCTATCTCCGTTAAAGAAATTAGGGTCTGCTGTCCAGTTCTCTTCAAGTTTCGTTGTAGGCCCTTGAGGAGCATCCATGAACAAGTCATACCAATTGCTTAACTGAGTTGCTTTATCCCATTCTTCTTCACATCGCATCTTAGCAAAATCATAGTTCATCCTGTCAACTTCGTTCATGTTTGAAACGTCAGTAACAAGACTTTCATAGAATACTAAGATAGCACCAAAGGTATCAAGTCTACGCAATGTTTGATCATTTTTAATTAACAAACTAGGATCAAATGAACTGATTAATTGTCCATTAGGCAGATTCGTATAATAGTAAGCACCAATTACTGTGTCGCAGTAGTTCTGCCACCAGCCAAATTCCATCTTATATAGCCACTCTTGTGAACTGACTCTAAAATATGGATCCCAATCGATTCGTAATGCTTCCGCACGGCGTTCAGCCGCAGGGTCGTAAAACTGAATTGTTTGCACAGTTGCATCTGAGATTCTTTGAAAGGGTACTGACATATTATTTTCCTAGACAAATGAGAGAGTATGTTTCCATACTCTCTCTATTCAGATTAATCCTGAAGAATGTTAATTGCACCACCACGACGACCGTCGCCGACGCCAGCACCGAAGTATCCAACGCCTGTGAGCCACATCTGTAAGCCTCCCGGAGTTTCTCCAGTCTTTAACTGTAGACCTTCCTTCATAACAGTGAACAATGCACTGTCACCGAAGTAAGCACCAACAAGCACTGGGCTTGCTGAACCTTGACCGAGTAGAATACGGTTTGCAGACTGCAAGAAGGTTGTGAACATGATTTGGCAACCATATACAGATTCAATCTTACCAGTTGACAACAGTTCGTTACCAAGTGCAGACAAGTTTGAACCGCCTGCTTGTGAAACTGCACCACCGGTCAATTCAGCAAGAAGACGAGTCAATGAAGAACCGCTTCCACCAGCCGCACCAGCAACATATTCAGTTACATAACCGTTAGAGTCAAGAACGATGACAGGAGCACCTGGCATACGAGCAACCTTGAAGTTCTGCTTGATGTTGCGAACAAGTTCAAGCACTTCACTTGCAGAGAAGCCAGTTGTCCAACCTGCAGTGTTTGAAGGAAGACCTGCAGAAAGCAGTTCCATAGCACCTAGTGCTGTTACACGGTCGAAGCCGTCATCAGAAGTTGGATAGAAAGTGTTACCTGGAGTTGCTTTGAATGACAAGAATGCCTTAGTGACACGTTGGTCAACTTTTTCAGCGAATGACTCGCCAAGTTCTGCACCAAGAGTTGCTGCCAACTGGAATGATGTAGTCCAGCCGTAGAAAATGTCGAATGCAGTTGTTGCAACTGCTGGTGATGCAGTGATAGAACCTTGACCAAGTGATGGGTTCTGTACAACTGCGTTACCTGTTCCCCAAGTACCACCAGTACCATTTGGATTATAGTCCGCGTAGGTAATTGGTGCGAATTGTGGAACTAAAAATTCGTTACCCTGTGTAGGTGTAACAACGTTGGTCATGTTAACAAGACCGATTGATTCGTGCATTGCACGTAGTGCGAATCCAGCGATTGCAGTTGTAAAACCGTCGCCTTCATTATTTGCGCCGCCTAAGACGTATGCCATGATATTATCTCCTTATTGTTGGCAATCAGAGTATTTTTCGACTTGATGTTTGTGCAGATGCAGTTACTTTAACGCCTTTGAGTCCAAGATTCTTACCTAATCCGTTACGTACAGCCCATGCATTAAATGCGGCTGGGTCACGTGAATAGTCTGGAATCCCATCATCCATAGCGCCTGCAAACTGACCACCATTTGGTCGTAAGCCTGAACCAGAAGACCCATTACTCTGTTTGAGAAGTTTAGGATTACCCTTTGCAACTTCTTCTACAAGTCCTCTGATTGTTAGAGGAGAACCATCTTGACCATAACGTTCACGACCCTTATTGTCGATAATTGCATAAGAGCCATCGTCATTCCACTCAATGTTGGACTTGACTTTGGTCAATGCATAATCTAATAGATCAGAATCAAATCTGTCTCCCATTGCTCGCTGAATATCAGAATCCAATTCCTTCTCACGAATCATTTGGTCTTTACGAGCCAAATCCATTTGAAGTTTTGAAAACTGTTCATGCAAGTCGTTGGTTGTGACACGACTCGAACGTTGATTGTTTTGAGGTTCTACTGGCTGTACGTTGCCACCGGATTGTTGTGCAGTTGTACGTGCAATGAAACTTAACGCCGCTTCAACTGATTCAAAGTTTTGTCCACTAGCGTTGCTAAGTGCATTCAAAATTGAATTAGTGGTGCTTTTACGAATTGCACCTGGATTTACGTTCTGCTCACCATGATCGTCCATTTCTGAACCCTGCATAGTATCAGGGGCTTGATCGTTGCCAACGAAGTTAGATTTAATATCCATTAATTGTTCCTTAAGTTATAACGTAACAAACGAATTTTTGTTTTGTAATGTATTTATTCAATGCTGATAGAATTAGTTTTTATCTACCCACGTTGAGGCCACTTAACTGTACTGCTACAGCCTGTTGTGGATAATATGTAATACCCATATTAGTTACTGGGGTGCCAGCACCACCTAGAATAGATGTGTTGTCATCGTCACCACCTGCTTCTTCTGATGCTTCTTCTTCATTATCGTCTTCACCATAATTTTCGTGAATTGGAATCATCGACGGACTTAAGTCACGTGACTGAATCATTTCATTTGTTTCAGTCATTAGTGTTTTAAGTTTTAAATCTTGAATATTATCAATGAATACTTGTTCGTATTCTTGAATTTGTTCTTGTGGTGCAAGCATACCAATAAGTTCTCTAGCAACTAAACTGCTGATTACTGCATCATCTGGTGCAAGTGCTTTTGCTTCTTTGATTAGTGCCATACGATAGTTAGTATCGTGTGCTTCATAGTCAGTGTTATAAACTACTTCACCAGCCCAACGCATGTCCATAAAACGTGCGGCATAAGTGAAAATCATTTCTTCTGTGACTTCCATTAATCTTGCTTTGGCTTTTGCTAATCTATGCAACTGCTTGCGTTCTTCAATAATAGCAACGCCACTAGCGATTTGGTTCTTGCTATTACGCAATCCACCTAAGCCAGTTAGTGATTCAATCTGTTCTAAGATATCTTGTTGCTTTTTAATAATCATGTCAACATCGCCAGTATCAACTGGAATGGCTTCAATCTGACCTTCAGTAGCACGAACAATAGCACCTGCGTGTACTGGGATGTTAATGCCTTTGTCTGCACGAATTAATGTATGTGCGAATTGTAAAGCACTGTATGCTTCACATTCTAATTTGTAATGTTCACGCTGTGCATCAGTTGCGGCATCAATATCTGATACGCCAATGTCGATTGAACGTGGGTCACGACGGCCATATGCAATGAATACTGGTATAGACATTCCTAATGGGAACGTACCCTCACCAATAAGTTTCGCTGGCTTGTCACTGTTGATGCCATTAGCACCTTTTTCTACTTCATAACTTTTCCAGTAACTTGGAGTTGTTGCACTACCTAAGTGATAACACTTGATGTAATAGCAATCTTCATCTTCCATTTCTTTAATCTTAACGTACTTAAGAATTGGTCTACCACCGTAATAATCAAAATTCCAATCCCATACGTCTAATGGGCTGATTGCGCAAGTATATGGGCGACCTAAGTTGCCATCTTTTGCTTGGGGCATATCCACCGCCACCCATGCATGGCCGAAGATACTTGTTAAATCACCAACACCTTCCATGAAAGCAGTTAATGTTCTATTGTTTAAGTCTGCATCTAATGTGAATAAGTCTGCCCAATCTGCATTCTTAGGATTGATGTATGCACCACTTGATGTACAGAACTGCACATTGCGCTTAATGCCTGGCTCAAACAATACATCATTAATTGTGTCAACGACATAGCGAGTAATAGGTTGCGCAACAGTATTTGATATCAAA